ATCATCAACACGGTGCCACGGTTCGCAGACAACTGCTTGACGAACTTGACAGCGTCTTGGAACATCGGCAACGATTTTTCCAAGTTGATGATGTGAATTTTGTTGCGGTGACCGAAGATGAACGGGGCCATCTTGGGGTTCCAGAAGCGAGTTTGGTGACCAAAGTGGACGCCGGCTTCCAGCATATCGCGCATAGTGACTGACATAGAGATACTCCAAAGGTTGGGTCTAAAATCCAGTCCATCATCACCGCCAGTTTTCATTCTTGAAAAACCTTTGGCAACACCTTGATTGGACTGGTTTGCGAGTGATGTTTGTCCGAACTTGAGACAAAGCCTCAACCTCGGAAAAACCCAATGATTCTAGCACACACAGACATGCCCCTTACCCCCAGCCAGCCGCCTTCAACAAGGATTCAACCATGAAGGTTGCCGTGATTGGCGCAGGCGTGATTGGCATCACCACCGCCTACGAACTGGCCACCCTTGGCCACCAAGTGAGCGTGTTTGAGCGCAACGGCGCCGCCGCCGAAGAATGCAGCTTTGCCAACACGGGCGTTGCCTCGGCAGGCTACGCCGCCCCCTGGGCACGCCCCGGTATGTTCAAACACGTACTCACCCACCTATGGCAGCGCGACACCCCTTTACGCATTTCTAGCCCCAGCTTGGCCGATTGGCGCTGGCTTTGGCAAATGCGCAAGGCATGCAACCCCACGACGTTTGCGCGCAACCGAGCCAGCATGCTGCGCTTGGCCGAATACAGCAATCACCGCATGCACACCCTGTCTGACACCTTGAACTTGGAGCACGAACGCAGCCAAGGCTTCATGGTGCTGCTGCGCACGGAGCGTGAAATACAGCTGATGCAAGCCGGTTTGCAAGTCATGCGTGATGCAGGCCTGAGCTTCAAAACATTGAGCGCCGAAGAAGCCCGCGGCATTGAGCCCGCACTGAACCCCGAGACTGCGCTAGCCCAAGCCATTCACTTCCCCGAAGATGAAGTGAGCAATTGCCGCCAATTCACGCTGCTGCTCAAAAGCGAAGCTGAGACCTTGGGTGTGAAATTTCACTTCAACACGGGCGTGCTCCCTCTCTCTAACGCGCAACCAAAAACCATTCGAACTTCTGTACAAGACATGGGCGAAAAGTTTGATGCCGTGGTGGTGTGTGCGGGCTTGGCCAGCGCACAGCTTGTACGCCCCTTGGGGCTGCGCATTCCTTTGGCAGCGGTACATGGCTATGCCATCAGTGCAGCCGTGCGCGAACCCTTGGATGCCCCACGCAGTGGCGTCATCGATGAACAGTACAAAGTAGCCATCAGCCGATTAGGCCAACGCGTGCGTGTATCGGGCGGCTCTGAAATTGGCGGCAACGCCAAGCGACACGACCCTGCCAGCATCAAAACGCTGTACCGCGTGCTCGACAACTGGTTCCCGGGCGCTGCTCGCACGCAAGACAACGTGCAAGTGTGGAAAGGCTCGCGCCCCATGCTGCCCGATGGACCACCCCTCGTGGGTGCCAGTGGCGTGTCTGGCGTGTGGCTCAACTTAGGCCACGGCGCCAGTGGTTGGACTTTGGCCTGCGGCAGCGCGCGTGTGGTGGCTGACAGCATCAACGGCAAAAGCCCAGACATCGATTTGCAAGGCTTGGGCCTTGAACGCTTGCATCTTCAGCGATGAACACACCAGGCCTGACGCAACAGCTGAGCAGCCAAGCCCGATGGCCAATGCACAGCGTTGCGCAGACCCAAGCCTTAGAGCTTCAAGCACAAGCCGCACTTCCGGGCAACACCTTGATGCAACGCGCTGGCCTAGCCACCGCGCAATTGGCCATGGCCATTGCACCGCATGCGCGCATCGTATGGATTGCCTGCGGGCCCGGCAACAACGGCGGCGATGGACTAGAAGCTGCCGTTCATTTGCAAGCCTGGGGCAAACGACCCATCGTCACGTGGCTGGGCAACGAAACCAAAGCCCCCACAGATGCCTGCCAAGCCTGGCATCGCGCCAAAGCCGCAGGCGTGACCTTTGCAGAACAACCACCCCAACAGTTTGACCTCGCCATCGACGCCCTCCTCGGCATTGGTACCCAACGCGCACCTGCAGGTTTGATGGCGCAATGGCTAAGCGCCATTCACGCCAGCAAAAAGCCAGTGTTATGCGTAGACATTCCCACCGGCTTATTGGCAGACACAGGCGAATTTTTAAGCACCACGACCCAGCCACATCGCGCACCCGCCCACACTCGAGCCCATCACCATACCTTGAGTCTGCTCACCCTAAAGCCTGGCTTGTTCACCGCCGACGGCCAAGATGCCGCAGGCCAAGTGTGGTTCAACGACTTAGGCGTGGCGCCCTCGACAACACCAGCAGCCTGGCTGCAACAACACGCTGCAGCTCAGACCGACCGACCACACAACAGCCACAAAGGCAGCTTTGGAGATGTGTCCGTCTTGGGTGGCGCACACGGCATGTCTGGCGCTGCGATGCTGGCAGGCTTAGCTGCGTTGCATGGCGGTGCTGGTCGCGTGCTACTGGGCTTGATGGACGAAGCCGCACGCCACGCGGTCACCGCTGCACATCCTGCATTGATGGTGCGAAAGCCTGTGGAGTTGGACCTCAAAACATCCACTGTGGTGTGCGGCTGCGGCGGGGGCGATGGCATGCATGCCTTGTTGCACAACGTGCTGTCATCTTCACAGAAATTGGTGCTGGATGCTGATGCGCTGAATGCCATTGCACGCGACACGTCGCTGCAAACCTTGCTGAAAAAACGCAGCACACGCCAAAAGCCTACCTTGCTCACGCCGCACCCATTGGAAGCCGCACGACTGCTTAACTGCACCGTCAAAGACGTGCAGCAAAACCGTTTGCATGCCGCGCAGCAATTGGCCGATACGTTTCAATGCGTGGTGGTGCTGAAAGGCTCGGGCAGCCTCATTGCCAGCCCACACCACACCGCCGTCATCAATGGCTCAGGCAATGCTTTGCTGGCCACCGCAGGCACAGGGGATGTGTTGGCGGGCTTGATGGGCGCATACATCGCGCGCCATGAGGATGTATTTGAAGCTGCCTGCCAAGCCGTGTTCGCGCACGGCCATGTGGCCGATGCTTGGCCTAGCGCGGGGCCTGCACTCGATGCAGCGTCACTTGCTGCATCGGTGCGTTAAAGCAAAACTGCTTTAGCAGTAACTCACTTGCGAGAGCGACGACTCTTGGCTGCGGTTTTTTTGTCACCCGATTTACGCGGCGCGCCAGAAGCAGATTTAGGTTCACCGCGTCCGTCTTTGCCACCAATTTTGGTGAACGCTTTTTTCACCGCACTCTTGAAGTTCTGGATGGGCGAACCGGATGCCTCTTTGCCATTGCGTGGCAACAACTCATCGGCTTCTCGGACCAATCGGAAATCAATCTTGCGCCCATCTAGGTCCACGCGGCTAACCTGAATGCGTACGCGCGAGCCAATGCCATAGCGAATGCCAGTGCGCTCGCCTCGCAACTCTTGACGCATTTCGTCAAAGCGGAAGTATTCGCCACCCAGCTCGGTGATGTGCACCAAGCCTTCGACGTACATCGCATCCAAGGTCACGAACAAACCAAAGCCCGTGGCAGACGTAACGACACCGCCGTACTCTTCACCCAAATGCTCGCGCATGTACTTGCACTTGAGCCAAGCCTCCACATCACGGCTCGCTTCATCGGCGCGTCGCTCATTGGCACTGCAATGCAAGCCTGCGGCTTCCCACGCTTGTTGGTCGGGCGTCGGCTTGGTTTTAACAACCAATTTATTTTCTGGCTCACGCACGCGCGAGGCCAAACGACGCGCCAACTTGGCGTGCGCCTCGCCGGGGGTGGGCAAAGCTGGCAAGGTGTATTTGCGCTTGAGCAAAATCGCTTTGATGACGCGGTGCACCAACAAGTCGGGATAGCGACGAATCGGGCTGGTGAAGTGGGTGTAAGCCTCAAACGCCAAACCAAAGTGGCCGTCGTTGTCCGGCGTGTACACCGCTTGCGACATGGAGCGCAACAACATCGAATGAATCTGCTGTGCATCGGGGCGCTCTTTTGTCGCCTCTGCAATGGCTTGAAATTCGGCAGGCTTGGGGTTGTCGCCCACCGTCAAACCCACACCTGTGGCTTTGAGGTAGCCACGCAGCACATCAATCTTCATAGCTGATGGACCTTCGTGCACACGGAACAAGCCAGGGTGCTTACTTTGCAAGATGAAGTCAGCGCTACACACGTTCGCAGCCAACATGGCCTCTTCAATCAACTTGTGGGCATCGTTGCGCACACGCGGAATTATTTTGTCGATGCGGCCACTTTCGTCACACACGATTTGTGTTTCGGTGGTTTCAAAGTCGACGGCGCCACGCACATGACGGGCTTTGAGCAAGGCGCCATACACATCGTGCAGGTTGATCAAATCATCAATGCGGTCTTTGCGCTTGGCCGCTTCTGGACCGCGTGTGTTCGACAAAATCGCCGCCACTTCGGTGTACGTGAAACGCGCGTGGCTGAACATCACTGCAGGATAAAACTGATACGCCTCCACATCACCGGATGCGTTGATCATCATGTCGCACACCATGCACAAGCGTTCGACGTCTGGGTTCAGTGAACACAAACCATTCGAGAGCTTCTCGGGCAACATGGGAATCACACGACGAGGGAAGTACACGCTGGTCGCGCGGTCGTAGGCATCGACGTCAATCGCGCTGCCAGTTTCCACATAGTTACTCACATCGGCAATCGCGACCAACAAGCGCCAGCCTTTGCCCTTACCCACTTTGGTGGGCTCGCAATACACGGCATCGTCAAAGTCGCGCGCATCTTCACCATCGATGGTGACCAGGGGCACATCGGTTAAATCTACGCGGTCTTTTTTGTCTTGCGGACGCACCTTGTCGGGCAGGCCACGTGCCATCGCCAAACAAGCGTCTGAAAACTCATGCGGCACGCCATATTTGCGCACGGCAATTTCGATTTCCATACCGGGGTCATCCACCTCGCCCAACACTTCTTTGATGCGACCCACAGGTTGGCCATACAAGCTCGGTGGCTCGGTCAGTTCAACTACGACCACTTGGCCGACCATCGCTTTGGCCGTTGCACCTTTGTTGATCAACACATCTTGGCCATAGCGCTTGTCTTCCGGCGCAACCAACCAGACACCGCTTTCTTGCAGCAAACGCCCAATGATGGGCTGCTTGGAACGCTCCAAAATTTCAACCACGCGCCCCTCTGGACGACCTTTGCGGTCTAAGCGAACGACACGTGCTTTGACGCGGTCACGGTGCAGCACCGCGCGCATTTCGTTCGGTGGCAAAAAGATGTCTGGCGATCCATCATCTCGTTGCACAAACCCATGTCCATCACGGTGTCCCGAGACGGTGCCGACAAACTCTTCCAGTAATCCACTGGTGTGAACGGAATTCTTGATACAATGCTCTCTTTCCTGAAATGCCCAGGTGGCGGAATTGGTAGACGCACTAGTTTCAGGTACTAGCGAGTAACATCGTGGGGGTTCGAGTCCCTTCCTGGGCACCATCTTCTCCTCTGTAGACCCTGATTTGGGGACACTTTGGGGACAGTGGACAGAAAGTAAATCTCATTCATTGCATTGAGTCTAACGCACCTCGGTGACAGCCTCGGTTCCGGCGTAAGACATGCAGATGAATCAAAAACTCCGGTAGTCATTTCCCCTTTTTTGAGTGGGGACTTCGTGCATGCGGGCTCGTCGGCCCCAAACTCATCGCATGCAAAGAAATAAACAACTCATTCACGAAACCCTTGAATTGATCGCTTCTGAGTCAGAGATATTTGACACTGAGCACCCGCAAGGGGTATCTGAGGAACGGATGGGCCACATACGACTCCTGCTCAATAGCGGTTTTTTATCCACAAACTTAGATTATTTCTCCAGACGTACCGACGATTACCTGATAACTTGGCAGGGCTACGACCTACTAGACGAACTCCGCGAGGTTTACGGAGAACTGGAATACAACGGAATGGGCTAGATCACTGCGGCCACGCCGCGTGACAAGTCAGCGAATCGCTTGCGTGGGCGTCAGCGCTCCGCGCCACTTCTGAATATCGCTCCGCGCACTGTCCGAGTAAGTCCGCGAGGGTTGCGGCTCTGACGGCTGTGGCATTGATACCGGCGCCGGACAACCCACTGCCACCAGCGTATTCGTTGGCCGCGTCGCGCAGCCGGTCGCGCTCAACGCGCAAAGCGCCAGCACTGGCCACAAGGTTTTTAGTTCGTAGCTTTTCCGCATCGAGCGCCCCTAAAAGAATATCGGTTTGTTTGTGTTGGATGGCCACGTTCTCGGCCAGCTTGGCGTCGGCCACTTTCTGCACCTTGGCCAAGGTGTCCGCGACGCCCTGGTCATAGCCTCTTTGGACCTGCACACGCTCAAGGTGGAGCGCCCCAAGTACGGCCAAGCCGCAGAGCAAAAGGCCAACAACAGCACGCTCAAGCACTACCGCCCCCGTTGCACCGCGCGTACTCAGCACGGCGGCGCGTGGCCAAGCCCGCAAGAGGTTTGCCTTTGAACCGGTCCCACCGCAATATCTCAGCGCATGCACCGGCGTAATCCAAGCCGTTCAACTTGGCCACGAGCGTGGATCCGCAAAAGTTGACCGGCCCAATGTTGTAGGCCAGGCTCACATAAGCGTCGTATTCGTATTGGTGGAGGGGTGCCGTCACGCACTTGCGCAAAGCCCCCTCGAAGGTTTGCGTATCGGCCAGGGCACGGACGAGGGCCTTGGGAGGTGTGATCGTGTCGCCCGCCTTTACCCCCGCCGTGGTCCCAAACCCGTAGGTAGCCACGTCGCCCTTCACAGGGGGCACCGCCACGGCGGTGTAGCCTTCGCTCAAGGCAATAGCCACCAGACCCGAAGCACTGAGAACGAGATAGACCAGGGGGCGACGAACTGACTCAGGCACTTGCATCTGCTGCCTCCCGATCCGCGCGTGTCGCACATCGCAGTGCAACGATTTGGTGATACACCGCCACCGCTTTGCTAACCAGCAAGAGCAACGTGTAGACCAGGGTGATGTACTGGACCGCATCACTCACTTGTATGCCGAACAGCATCGCGCCGGTAACTAGCACCGGCGGCGCGGCCTTGGCCGTGGCGGGGACACTGAGCACCGCCGCGCTAAGACTTGATCTTTTGATATCTTCCATGTCTCAGTCTTTGAGAAGTTGAAGCGCAGCCTCGGGGGTTATCGACAAGTCGTAATCCGTGGCGATGAACGTCGCGAAGGTTTCGAGGGGGGTATCGCAGTTTTCGGCTTGAACTTTGTAGGCCTCGACTTCGGCCCACTGGCGGTAGGCAGGGACAAAGCGATAAAGCAATCCATGAAGCGAAACGCCGAGGGCGAGTGCGTATTGCCAATACGCGGCGTTGTTGAACAGGGCCCAAGCTGCGATCGCTGAAACGAACACCCAGGTGTACCACTGGCGAACATGCTCTAACTCATGCTCCACGAGGGCGGTGTCATCCTGCGAAGCGTTACGCACGCGCACGATAGGGCCACGGGCTTCGCCCGCTTTCCATGTCTCGCTGAAACTATCGACGAAGAACACCAGCGAGGGACAGAAGAAAAAGACGAATTTGATTTGCATGATTAAGACCCCGCGAAAGTAGCACTGAAAGTTTCGGCATACAGAGATGCCGTAGCGCCAGACGAGTTTTGAAAAAAAACTTCAACGTAGTCTGTTGTCCCGTTAAAGTACAAAGGCGCGCTAACTCGGAGAGCGTTTTGCCCCCCGCCCCCAGTCATCGCGGCACCCGCCATGTCGGCGTATACAGAGGTCTGTGCGCCGTTTCTGTACAAATACAATCGGAAGTACCCACTCGCAGAAGTGGGGCATAGCATGCTCGCGTTCACGGTGTACCACCCCGCTGCTGTTGGCTTGAAGCGTGAATTTGTTACGTCGTAATGCCCAAAGGGGTTATAGCTGTTCTCCGCGGCTCCGCGGCTCGTTTGTTGATAACTAGCTTTCGATATCGATCCGTTGGTGACGGACGTACCTGATCCGATGTAGACAAAAGCAAGATGCCCCGCCCCCGCTGCTACACCGGCTGCCGCTGCCGCACTCGCAGCCGCCGAAGTTGCACTTGTGGCCGCTGCTGTCGCGCTACCTGTTGCCGAAGAGGCTTGAGTCGTTGCAGTTGTGGCGCTTGCGGCCGCTGCTGTCGCGCTACCTGTTGCCGAAGCGGCTTGAGTCGTTGCAGTTGTGGCGCTTGCGGCCGCTGCTGTCGCGCTACCTGTTGCCGAAGCGGCTTGAGTCGTTGCTGTTGTTGCGCTTGCAGCCGCTGCGGTTGCACTACCTGTTGCCGAAGCTGCCGAACCCGCTGCGCCCGAAGCGCTACTTGAGGCGGAAGCTGCCGAACCCGCTGCGCCCGAAGCGCTACTTGCCGATGCCGAGGCATTACCGGAAGCTGCACCCGCGCTCCCTGCTGCCGCTGTTGCACTGCCCGCCGCCGCCGCTGCACTCCCTGCTGCAGCTGTTGCACTTGCGCTAGCCGCCGCTGCCTTGGTTGTAGCAGTAACGCCCGAAGCAATCAAGTTAGTTGAAAACTGATCTGGCGTCAAAGGGTTGCCAATGCTCACCTTCACCGCACGACCCAGCTGCTCCGCGAGTTGCTGGATCAGGATAGTGATGTAGTCCAGCGCGTTGTCCACGGCTGCCGGATAAAAGTTTCCAGCGTTGGCCAGCGTCAAGTTTTGCAGAGCGGGTAGCTGGCTTAAAAGCGAAAGCGTGTAACCCGACGGCGTGGCCGTTATCAGGTTGACGGTGCCGCCAGGTAAGGTGTCTTGATTTGGATTTAGCGCGACGGTGTACTGCGACGTAAGCGTCAGCGTTGTGTTGGCGCCCGAGGCATCCGTTTGCACCACAAGCAAATCGGACGCTTGAAACACCTTAAAGTTAAAAGGGAAAGCGGTTTGTGATCCCGTGCCCGTATAAGGGCCTGCGGTGCGCGTCGAACTGGCAAGCATGTGTCGGACTTTCTAAGTTAAAGAAAGTGTCCGACACCCCCCGCTGCGCTTGTACACCCCTCACTCTTTCTTAGGTGGCCCAATCAGTACGCCCTTGATGTACTGCCCCGCGTTTTCGGGGTGCTGTTTGCCGTTGCTCACGTCGGCCATGTACTGTGCGGACTTACCAAGTTGGCCAAGTCCAGGAATATGCAAGCCCATGCCCACCGCGTCAGAGATATCCTGAATCGGCTTTTTCACTTCCTTGCCTTGTGCCAGGTGGACCACATCGCGGCCAGCGTTGACCATCGTGGACATCCAAGACTCTGCGCCTACAACGCCCGCATGGCTGAAACCCTTGGCCATACTCCACGCATCACGCACCACCGGCACCATGCCCGCCACTTCGCCAGTGATCGCCTTCGCAGACCACAAAGCCCACTCACCGGCGCTGTCCAATTTGTGCGGCAGCCCCTCGGAAATCAACTCAGCCCACAACGCGGGCACGATGATCGCCATTAAGGTGCGCGCCAGCACTTCGGGCTTGGCAATGCCAGGCGTTTGCAGTTTGTTGACGCTGTCGGCCATTTGCCCGTAGCTGTTATTCATGAAGCCGTACAAAGTGGTGAACATCTTGACGCCTTCACTCGGCGCCGTCATCACGTTCGACCTGGCCGACTCGACGTTTGACCCGTGGGCCTCGCGCACGATCTTGTTGGCGTAGGCCACGGCTTGTGCCTCGGTCATGGGGGCGCCGGTACCACCCATGTTTTTGGGCACGCCCTCGGCGATAGCGCGGTCGTAGGCAGCCCATGCTGTTGGTACCGCCGTCATCATGTCAGCCCAGGCCACGGCAGAATGCCCGAAGCGCTCCGCTTGGCTTTGCAAGGACTCCGGCTCAAACAAGCTGCTGGCCGTGGCTCGGTAGTCGCGGTCCTGTTGCAACAACCGCGCATTGATTTCGCCGAACTTCTCTTTTGCCATGGCGATTTGATTCGTGTAGTCAGTACCGATAGCGGCGAACCGGTGCGCGAGATACTTCTCGCCGCCTCCACCGAAGTAACCCATTGTCTTGATACCGGCGCTGCCGCCGTGTTTGAGCACAGTGGTAGCGCGCAATGCGATCGCGGTCATTACCATGCCGGTGCGGGTGTATTGCATAAAGCGGCCAAGCGCACCCACGGCACGGTCCGAGTTGTCAGCGTTCGCGATACGCCCGATCCAATCTTGCAGTGCTGCGTAGTCTTCGCGGCCGTAGGCCTTGAAAAACGCGTTACGAAAGTCCGAGTGCTCGATGATCTTGTTAGCGTTGATAAGCGCTTCACGGTATGCGAGGTCGTGGATTGACTCTTGCATGCTGCGCTCGATCGTGTGAAAGTTCAAATCAATCGCGTCGGTGTACCCGTCGATCCGTTTGTTCATGCTGCCGTTTGTCGTGGCAGTGCGTGAGAAGTAATCTCGCCCAAACAACCCCTCACCTGGGTTGATCGCCGCACCAGCTGCGTCGCGTTCACCCTTGCGTGATCGCAAAGGGTCGTACTTGATCGCCGCGTAGCCGCCACGCATTTCGCCAAAGGGCGTGTGAAACGCGCGGGGCTCGATCTTGTCGGGTGTGGTTTGGCCAAGACGGCGGTACATCGCTTGCATGTCCGGCCAGTGCTTCTCGTACAAGTCCCAAACGTGTTGCACCGCCTCCCAATCCTTTGCGGTCATGTTGTCGTGCAGGTATTGCCAGACCGCCTCGGGTTGCCAGCCGTAACCCTTGGTCAACTTGTCAAAGTTGGATTCGTTGCCGACGTGGACGGCCAAGCCAACCATCTTGCCGCGCGTCAGTTTCATGTACACCGGCTGGCCAGCTTCACGGGTTGCGATCGCATCTATCAACCTGGTGTTGGGCAACATTTCCAGCAAGGACTCTTGCCACTCCGAACCTAGCTCCGCAGCCTTCACGCGGAAGTCTTCGGACAAACCCTTGAGCATCCGCACCTTGTTGTAGTTAGCGTCGATCACCGGATCGAATACCGCTTTACCGAAGGGGCCTAGAAGCTCGTGGCGGTCGTAGTCGTTGCGCTTGTATTCTTGCGGCTTTAGCTGGGCGTTAAGGCCCCGCATCCAGCTGGAAACGTGATCGAGTGCGAGGGCCATGTGTCCCAAGCCTCGGTCTTCGGCTTTGGTGTAAACCTCGTACACCGTGAACCGCTCGCCACGCTCTTGCAACTTGGGCACGAGTTGGTTGCGCACGAAGTCGTGAAGGCTTTGCTTTTCGCCGTTGATTGACAACGTGTTGCGGTCTTTGCCCATGTGTTCCATCGAGCGCACGGTGTCCACCATCCCGCGAAATTGCTCCACGGTCAACTCACGATAAGGTTTGCGAAAGTCCTGCGCCAGCATGTCCGGCGTGATCGTTGGAGAGTAACCAGCGGCGGCTTGGCTTTCGATCCACTTTTCAAGGTTCAACTGCGCACGGGTGGGCGCGTCGCTTGGGTTCGCACGCAAGTCGAAACGCGCCAGCAATTCGTCAATCTGATCGCGCACGTCGATGTCGATCTTGCCGCGCACGCTTGGCTTTTGCAAACGCTTGAGGTAAGTCAATCCGGTACGCACGTCGGCCACCGCTTCGCTGGCTGATTTGAACAACCGATTATTGAGAAGCGCCTCGCGTTGTGCTTTGGCCGCGCCCATTGGGTCTTTAGGCGCCAGCTTCAAAAGTGCTTTGTTCGCTTTTGTCTCGGCTGCGCTGTACTGCGCGGGGCGCAACTCGCCCACCACCTTCTGCGCCACCGCAGTGTCAGCCGCAGCCTTCGCGGCTTTGTTGATCTCGATCGCCGACATTGGCGACTTGGTGAACATCTTGAGGCCCGTGGCCATCATCTTGGCGCGCACCTCGTTGTGGATCGCCGCCTCGGCTGCGCGCTCCACACTCACCGGATCAACCAGGTCGCCGTGGCGTTCAAGCATTAGCCGGTCGGTGCGCCCTTCGATAACCGTGCCAGGGTGCTCAATCGTGGCCAGCTCTTGCACCAGGTCGCGGCCAGATTGCATGCCAAACATTTCGGCCACGATGTCAGGGTGCAAACCGTCCACGTCGCTCGTCATGCGGCGCTCGGAAACCTTGCGCCATAACGCCTCGGGCTTGTCGCCAAACATGGCACGCAAGTCTTCGGTGCGGAGTTTTCCAAAACCCAACTCCGGCAAATTGGGGGCAGGTTTATCTCCGTAGGCCTGCTGCATATCACGCTGAATCGAATACCGATTCGTGCCACGGCGTTGATCGTCAAACAACGCTTCGAGTTGTTCGTGGGGTTGCGTGTGCTCGTGGGGGATCAAGTACCCCTCTTCGGCCAGTAACTCGGCCATGTGGTGCATGGACTTGCCGCCCGATTTGCGCACCACCGGTTTGCCGAAAATGCCCGACTCCATCTTTTCCTTGGCGTCGATACCCCACGCGCTCGATACCTCGGCACGGTCAAGCCCGCCGAGTTTGGCAATTGCCTCGAACAAGTTATCCACTTCGGAATTGACGCCACGGTTTTGACCCTTGACCTTCTCGCCGACTACCTTCTCGCCATTCTTGGCTGTTAGGAAAGTCCACGCGCGATAGACGGGCTGCGTCATCACTTCACGCGTGGCGTCGATACGCGCTTCGCGGCGTAGCCCTGCGGCTTCGCGTTGCAAGTCCTTGATGACTTTGTTCTTAGCGTTGCTGGCCCACTTCAAATCTCGCATAGAGCGCGCTTGCATATCGCTGATCGCTTGCTCTGTGGCTTCTTTGCCGAGGGCTTTGTACTCGTCAACCAGGGCACCGTTATCACCTGGTAAATCAGGCACGGCGTAGGCGCGCACCTTCTCCGCGTCATTGATCGCTTGTTCGCTGGCGAACATTCGGTCCATCACGCCGCGCACTTCGGGCGACACTTCGCCACGCATGGACTGATACACCGACATAAGCCAACTGCGGAAGCGGCTGAACATGCTTTGCAACTCAGGCACCGGCGCCTTGCCGGTCATTAGGTAATTCTCGAAGTCCTCGGCAAATTTCTCGTGGCCTTCGCGCTTGCCCTCGATATCGCGGTTTGACCAGTTGAGTAGGCGGTCCTCTGCGGTGGTGCCCTCCACACCGAAAGATTTGAGCAACGTGTCAAAGTCCGATTTGATCGCCAGTGGCGCCGCTTCGGAGTTGGCCAAGTCGTGGATAGACTCAAGGAAAAAGTGGCCGGACTCATGCAAGAACGTGGATAAGTCCGCGTCTTTGAGTAAGGCCATTTCACCGGTGGCGGGGTTGTAGCTGCCGCGATCGCCGAACCCTTGCTTGTAATCCTGCAAGGCCTTTGTTACACTGTCTAAGCTGGTAGTGCTTGGATTACCCGTAGCACTCAAAGTGTCGCCTCTCGGTATGCTTCCTGCGACAACCGGCTCCCCAAATTTCCCCACGGTATCAGGGTAAGAAGTAACAAGCCAAGTCTTTTGCTCTCCATCCCAATCTAGCCGAATCACCGCCACATGCGCGGGATCGCCCTCTTCTACGATGTAGGCCCTCGGCAGTCCGTTTTCATCCTTAACAACTTTTCCACTTTCCAAAATGGAAGGGATGCGCTCCAAAAATTCGGCCCCACGCTTTGCTTCGATGTGACGAAGGCCGAATTGCTCATTGCCGTACACAAAGGCGATAGGGCCAAGCTCAGGGTGAACGAAGGCCTCAACGGCCTCACCTGTTTTCTCGTTCATCAAGTGCGCAATAGCACCCGTCGCATCGTGATGAAAATCATGCGATACCGGACCGAAAGGTCCAACACCCTCGCCCCCTTGACTAAAGCCCCCCGCACCTTCTCCGCGAATCCGCAAAGGCATACGCGCACGCATATCGGCGGGGGTGATGCCCATGCGCTCGGCCATGTTGTCGTAAAACGCGCCGTGCATGGCTGCGTACTGCTTGGCCACGTCCGTGGGATAGCGGCCAGTGGCTTCGAGTTGGCTTTGCACATCACCGACGATTGCCTTCACCTCTTGCTCGCGTGCGTCTACCGCCACCGTTTGCTCCACCAAGCCCTTGGCTTGCTTTTGCATGTCGGCGCCCTGCTGCGCCATGTGCTCTTGCCCCTGCGCGAATGTCATGCCGTCGGGGTCGATTTTCAAATGAGGCAGCAACACCTTCTCAAGGGGGCCGCCCGCGATACTGGTCGCAAAGTCCTCGGTGGGGATGCGCACATCGCCGCCGGTTTGGCTTGTCTCATGCAGCTGCGCCGCGACGCCTGGCATTGTTTTGCTCAACTCTTCCAGCGATACGCCGGACTGCTTAAACGCTTGGGCCAATGTCTCGCCGTCCACCCATACCTCGGGCAAGTGGCCGTCTTCTGTGACTTGGCGCACGAAGTCACGAAACGCTGGCGCGTCATGCTTGCGCAACTCGGACGCACCGGCCAGTTCGCCCAGGGCTTGCAGGGCTTGCATGCCGTGCTCGGCTTGTGTAGCCTTTTGTGCGGCTTCGTAGTTGTCGCGCAATGCGACTTCGTGAGGTGCGGGTTTCACACCCATGGTGCCCGCCAGCATCGAACCCGTCAGCCCGTTGATGATCGCCTCTTCGACTCCCGCCGGTTGTTGCATGCCCCCTGGCAAACTTGCGTTAGACACTTGGCGGTTGAGTTCACCCGTCAGCGCCCCGATTGGAAAGCCTGTAGCCACCCGTGTTAGGGCGCTACCTTCAAGGGATAGGGGTAGCACCCCCATCGCTGTGTTCGTGGCGTATGCGGTCGATGCTGCCTTCACGGCGGCGGCCAAGCTGCCGGTGTGTGCGTACACGTCGTTGCCGGTGTTCACGGCAGCGGTGATCGAGGGGAACGCCATCGTGCGCGTGGCGTGTGTCACGGCTTCGGCCACCTTCGTCAGCGCGGGTGCGGCTGCGTCTATCGCGGCGGGGGCTTCGGCCATGCCACCGGTGAGTGTGATTTGTGAGAGCGCACCCACCAGGCCACCGACGCCGTGCGTCAGCTTCTCCAAAAACGTCGCGTTTGGTGAGAGTTGGAAAGCGCTGGCGTCATCGTCCAGGGGTTGCACGAAGCGCTTGAAATACGCGTCCTGTGCGTCGTAGGTGTCTTTGCCGGTGATAAGGCTGGCGGCCTTGTCGTACATGACGGGGAACGCGCCCAACGTGAGGCTGACCGCTTTGCCCGCTCGGTTAAAGCTGTAGCCTAGTCCTTGCGCCGCGGCCAGTGGCATGTCCACCACCGACTTCGCGTTGCTTTCAAGCCAAGCGCCCACACCGGTGTCTTCGCCCTCTAGCGAGGTCGTTGCTGCGGGGCGCAATTTGGGCAAGTTCTTGACTGATTGCTCCGTGGCCGCCAAAGTCGTAAGGTCGTTGTGGGACTTTGCTGCGTTAGTTGGGTCAGTCAAGAACTGTGCGAGGTGCGGATACTGCGTTACGACTTTGTCAGCGTCGAACGACTGCATGGCCGCTTGTTGTTTTGCCGTGGGCACATCGGACTGCACCGATTCGAGTGGGATGCCCAAGCCCTTCGCGATACGCGCATGCTCTGCGACGTTGGCGGGGTTTTGGGGCACGGCGTTGTATAGGTTGTTGCGAATTGCCGTTGCTTGGCCTTGAACGACGGACGCGGCTGCGTCGTCGAATTCGTTGAATGACTCGGCCATTACTTAGCTTTCCGCGCCCAATAGGTGCGCATGATTTGATCGGGGGTAGGGCTCGCATTGCCTTGCTTGGCTAGTGCTTGCTTGATTTGGTCCACTTGATCGCTCGGGATATCCCCTTGCTGCATCTTCAAGTAAGGTATGGTGTAGGTGCCGGGCAAAGTAACGCCCAACACCGTGTTGCGGAAGGTGAAGTCCTTGAGAAACTTTTGATCAACGTGTTGCGTGATTTCTTGCGCCGTCATCTTGCGACCAAGCTGCTGCTGTTGCGCAAAGATTGAATCGGTGAGGTACTTTTGAATGGCGCCCACGCGCTCCCTGCCTTTGGTGTCCGAGGCTGTCGGCTTGGCCTCGATACCCAAGGACGTGAGGCGGTTACTCAACTCCGACACCAAAGTCTTCGAGTCCAGTCCACCCGCGCTGGCGTCCAGCTTGCCAGTGAGCGCGTCTTGTCGCAGCTTGGCGATTTGCTTTTGCGTTGTCTCGCTAAAGTTCGTGGCCATGAACTGGTGGAACTGAGCGTCGGGCATCTTGGCCAACTCGTCGGGGTGCTCGATCGCAGTGTGGTACGCGCCCATGTTGTCGGCCTTGGGCGGATTCGCGATGTTCTTGGCGTATGTCTGCAAGTCCACCAGCTTGTCGGGCGCCAGCGCCACGACTTGTGCTTGGAGTGCTTGGGGCAGGCTTGTGTAGTCGCCGCCGTTTTGCGCGAGGAATTGCTGCGCTTGCATCACGGCGTTGTCACCTTGCGTCTTGCGATCCGCAACGGCGTCGTGATACTGGCGTGACCCTTCGGCCAGGGCTTTCGCCAAGATCGTGGGATCGGGGTTCGTGCCTAGCTGTTCGCGGATATTGTTGTGGATGTCTTGGAGCGAAGGGATCGCGGGTGAGCCGCCACCGCCTTGCAGCTGCGCGACGTTGCCTTTGACATAGTTGACCGTCTGGTCGTGGTTCGCCTTCGATTGGTACTTGGCCAACGCGGCCATCCAGTCGCCGTTAGGTCCGGCGTCCGCGATAGCCTTGTCCACGTTACCGGCGCCCGCGTTGTAGGCGGCCCAGGTCTTAGCGCTGTCGCCCGCGTACTTCTTAACCAGGGCGCCAAGCAACTCGGTGCCCACGCGGTTGTACTCGGCAGGGGTGTCTGACTCGGCGGGCTTGATCCCGAAGCCTGGGTCTTTCGCCGTGTCCGGCATCACCTGCATCTTGTACTTTGCGCCCGCTGACGACACGAGCGCTGTGGTGCCGTCAGCTTTGAAGTCTTGCCCCTTGCTTTCGGCGCCCTGCGTAATTTGAAGCATGCGGTCCGACGCGGTGGGCTGGAACGCGGTGTTGTACTTCATCATCGCGGTTTGCGCTGCACTCGTGGCCACGCGGCCCGATATGTCTGAGCGAATCTGACCGCTGGCTTTGAGCAAGTCGCCCGCCGTCATGTCGCCCTTGTACTGCTGGATGTACTTCTGCGCGTACTCGGGGTTGTTGTTTTGGAGTGCCGCCTCGACAACGCCGAAATGCACTTTGCTGACCGTTTGCAACGTCTTGGCTTCCACCAGATTAGCGGGGTCGCCATTGATTTGGCCAGCCTTCCACACTGCGGCCTTGACGCTTTCGATTTGCGAATCAATCAGATCGGGGTTTGACCAGTTCTTCATCGCGGTGTCGCCCGCTAACTCGATCGTGCCCTTCTGTGTCTCAAGCCCAAAGGCTTTGTACTCTTGCAGTACGTGGCTTTGAATGTGGCCGTCGAACTGAGTGGCCAGCTGTCGCGCTTGTGTTGCAAACACTTGACGCTGTGCATCGTTGCCCAGGGCTTGCGAGGCGCTGCTGATCGTGGACTGCAACTTCTCCCCATACTGCTCTTGCAACCCCTGCCCCGTTGCGCTCGGCTGCACGGCTGCGGCACCTTTGTGTTGCAAGTAGCCATCGGCGGGGTCGTAGGTGAGTTTTTGTTGCGCTGCTCGGACATCGTTCAAAGCTGAATCGACTCGCACCTGATTGGCCATCATCTGCTCGCGTGCTGCTTCGCGGACTCCTTCGGTGCCGAAGTTCACCATGTCCTGCCCGACTTGCTGCGTGATACGCGCATTGCTTTGGGCGGCCTCGGCAACGGACGACGCCACGCCTTGTACGCGTACATCCGGCAGTCCGTGGGGGGTTACTTGGGTTTCATACGTGGGGACGGTGGGCATTATCTTTACCAGTTCGTGATGCCGTCGGTGGCTTTGCTAAACGTGTTCCACGCACTTGATACTTGCGTCGCGTTGCCAAGCAGCGACGCGGCTGCGGCTTTGCCAGGGCTGATGCTGGACGCTGCCGCATCGAGGGCGTTGGCGTTGTTGGTGTCGTTCACGGCTTGGACCTTGTAGCCCCAAGCGGTGCGCATTGCATTGGTTTGCAACTGGTCCGCATCGCGCTGGCCCATGATCTTGGTGCTCGTCAGAATGTCGTTCGCGGAGCCTTGGCCAAGGTCCGTACCGTTGGCCGCGAGGTTTGCGCGCTGCGTGCCAAACGTCTGGCCGTTCTTGAGTTGAAGGTTTTGGACGGCGATTTGTCCGTCTTGATCGGCGAGGCTGGCCTTGGTTTGATCGAGTAGCGCATTGGTGCGCGCTACCGAAGCCTGGTACTGCAACGATGTGCGCTGCGCCGCCGAAGCCGCCGCGGTGCCGGAGGCTTTAAGTAGCGAACCGGCGCCGGTGAGTAACGATAAAAAGTCCGTGTCTGCCATGTCCTGCCTTTGTTGATAGCAGGATATGCACGATCACCGGCGGCTTGTACACCTACCGGACATTGGTGTCCGTCGCGATTGAGCAGAGCGTCATCGGTAGCGGATCGGTTTGTTGGATGAACACAGAGCCGTCGAAGTTCCAATCGGGTTCTATCGCGATCGACACCATGCCCGTAACTAGCGCGGGCTGCGAACCCGGCAAGTCCGTACTCGCCCGCGTGGCCGCATACGTCAAGTTGTTCACGTCCGGCCCGACGTACATGCCGCCGGTCTTGAACACACGCATAAACACCTGGTTGACGTTCTTTTGCAAGGTTTCGCCGTAGCCCGTGTCCACGCCTAGCGCTAGGGGTAGCGTTTGGACTTGGCACGTAATGGGCAGCCCGACGATCACCTTTGTGGCCGGATAGGGCAACGTCACGACGCCGCCCGCGCTGACCACTTGCTGCGGTACTGGTGCCCCATCGGCCAAGATGTTGACCGTCATACCCGCCAGCCACGTTAAGCCCGTTACGGTGGTGACTTGGTAGGTGAGCGTCATGGCCACGGTACCGGCTTCTTGGCCAGCGTGGGCAGCCGTCAACACGATGTTGTCCACATCGGCTACGGAGGTCACGGTGTAGGTGCCGGACAGCGCGGTGTTGCTGAACGTGAAGTATTTGGTGTTGCCAGCCGTCAAGCCGTGCGTGGGGATATTGCACTTGATCGCCGAAGACTGCCACGCGTAGGTGCCTGACAAGAAGTTGGCGGCGCCACTGTCCACGAAGAACGCATCACTGGCCAGCTGAAAGCGACGTGTGTGCAAACGCTCCACGTAGCGGCGCGTCACGCCACCGATCACGCGGTTGACGATGAGGTAGAGCATGTCCTCGCTGGCCACTGTGCCCGCCGGTTGTTCGGTGATCGTACAAACGGACTCGACGAAGCCGCTGAAATCATGGTGATGCCACGCGGCCACCGACTGCTCCGGTACGTAGGTCATGCTGACCAGCTGGCCACTGCTAGATACACAGTGCAAGATTTGATACGGGGCTTTGCTGAACGTCATATCAACGACGTTTTGATAATCGAACAGGTGCGAAGCGGCCACGCTGATGTCGTTGGTTTGGTACGCTTGGGTTTGCCAGCTGAACACCATCTCGCGGATGCGGCAACCACGGGACTGACTAAACAAAATCGAGTTACCCACCACGATCGGGTTGACGTTGTTGGCACCCACGTAGCTCTGCGGCTGCACGGACAAGTTACCAGCCCACACCGCATAGCCATCCGTGGCGGTCACACGCCACTCGGTTGACGCGGTGAGCAGCACTAAGTTGGCCACCGGCACGATGTGACGGATGCCCGACGCTTCGCGTGCGGCGATCTTGAAGCTGATTCGGTTTTGAGCTTGGACCGGCAGCGTGTACGTCATGTTCGACTCTGTGCCGGACATCGTCATCCACACGTTCTGCGGTTTGTTGTTGCTACCCGCAAAGCATCGGCGCTGCTGAAAATACGTCACGGCGCCAGGGTAGTTGCCCACCGCATCGTTGAAGCCACTGTCTGTGATCGGCGGGGTCTGTGAGGTGTTAGGCGTGATGTTGTTGTCCACGAAGCTCGTGGCCGTGGCAGCCGCTTGGCCGATGTAGCCCCACAACCCGTTGACGTACTTGTAGACGTTGAAGCGCACGGGCGTGACGCCCGAGGGCAGCGTCCAGGTGATCGTGTTGACGTTGCCTACCAGGGTCAAATCGTTGGATATCGAAGTGGTCACGTTGGACGCGAGAGACTCTTGCAAGTCGGTGACTTGCACAGTGGTGACGCAGTATTGGCAGGGAAACGGGTTCCACGTTGTTGCGTGTGGGCTGGTCACAGTGGCGGCCACGCTTGTGGGGCAATACGTGGGGACTGCGAAACTCGGATTCGTGAGCGTCCACGATAGAGCGCCCAGGCGTCGCAACTCGGCCACGGGGTAGTTGGGGTGCACCAGCGTGAGCACGTCCGCGCTTTGCGTGTAGTGGATATCAAACAGGTCCGCAGCGGAGTAGCCATTCGCCACTTCGTAGGGCACGCCTGCGGACATCAAGGTGCCCGCTTGGCTGTGAAAACGGAAATACCCCGCACCCACCTCGATCGCCATGGTTTGCGTGAAGTTGAACGTGAAGGGGATCAAACGCGCGGGGTTCGCGCTGTTCTTGACTTCGGAAACGAACTCGGTGCCTGGTCGGTTCTCGACGGGGCCGTGCGGCAACACGAAAGCGTTGCGGCACAGTGCTAGGCCGGTTTGGTATCGCGCAATATCAATGCGCCCAAGCATGTCCGGCGAAATCTCACCACCGGAGAAGCTGCGGTCTACGTATTTCTCACCCATATCAACGTGCCGCGATCCAACCCACGCGCTGCGTAGGGCGTGTGCGTTGTTGGTTGGCGTCCGACAACGTAGCCAGCGCGAACCACTGAGCGAAGGTTGCGAGTTGAGCCTTGGCTTCTGCCCTGCCCTCTGCGCCTTTGAGCACCGGCCCCGCGAGCTTTGACGCTAAGAGTCGCGTCAAGCCCGCAGTGAACAAGGGACTGAACTGCGTGGTGTCGGTGACGCGCACGCTGTAGCGCAGCATCGCGTTTTGTTGGTTCGTGTAAATCACTTGCGCGCCCGTGGCGTCCGATTCAGTGACAAAGTTTTGGGGCGTGTAGTTGCCCACGTTGTTGACGCCGACGCTGTAGTCATCTAGCGCATCGGGATCGGTGATTGACATAAGGTTCAACGCGCCAGCGGGTACGGCATACGTGTACATCCATGGCGTCGGAGCGGTTTCGGTAAGTAGCGCGGGCTGGCTTCGACGCATGGCAAAACCCCAGGGGTGCATTTCCAATAACTCGTCACGCGCCAGCGGGTAAAAGCGTGCGCAGTGAACCGCTTGGACGCTGCCACTCGGGGGACTAAGCGATACCACGTTTGCGCTATCGCCCAGGTACCCGAGGGCGTTATTGGAAATATCTACTTCGGAGGCCATGACTACCCTTTAAAAAGAAGGGGGCACTGAGGCCCCCTTGTTAAGTCAACTGCAAGAGTTAAACCAACGACTCAGCGTTGGCGGCTGCGGCCTTCGCGGCGTCTACCGCTGCGGCTTGGGCATCAAGCACTTTTTGAACGAGATCGCCGCGCGTAGGCTCGGCGGTTAATTCGGCTTGCAGTGCATCGGCATGCGCTTGCAAAGCGATAGCGTTGTCTTCGAGTGCTTTTTGCGCCTCGGCGGTGGCCTTATCGAAAGCGGCGGTGTTCTTTTTACTGACCACCTCCATGCCTTCGTCGGGGGTGCCTTTGAGCAACTTGGCTAGGGCGTCGGGGTAATCGAACACGGAACCGGCATCGTGCAAGACGCCTTCGGCGAAGATTCGGGTAAGTGCGCGTACTTGTGTCATCTTTTAAATTTCCAGTAAGTGGCCAGCCCGAAGGCTGACCACGGGGTTAGGCCACAGTGAAGCCAGAGTTAAAGATCGTGTTGTTGCCTTTATCTTGGACATCACGCACGATGCAAGCCGTCACCGCGCCAGAGGAAAGGCCGTTTACGACGGTGTACTGCAACGCGAGGTAGCGATGGGGGGGCAACGGCGCTGCCCGCTCGAGACGCAGAGTAACCAGCGATCCCGCCGTCAAGGTGTTAGAAAGGATAGGACCTTTGGCAGATAACTGCACAACGTTCGTTGTGATCGCCGCGTCGTCAGCCATGACTAACGCCACCGTGACGCTTGCCCCGATCGAAAACGTTTGGGTCACAGCGATTTCTACGTACAGGTCTTCCCCCATCCCGATGTCGCGAGCGCCGTTACCGGTACCTACGCCGGCGAGGTCGATGACATTAGTAGAGGTCGTTGTCGCGCCGCCAGGGATGGTTTGGCCGGTGACTGTGTTGCCGACAACGCTGCCGGAGAGTTGTAAGAGCGCATCGATAATCATTTTGAACTTCCTTATTGGACGGATTGACCACTGGCCGGAATGGCCGCGAGGTAGGTGGCCCAAGGCTTCACAGAAGGCTGTGCTTGCCAGGGAGCCGACCAAACGACGAACTGCTGCTGTTGCGCACTCGACACCACGGAACCGCCCACGGGCACCCCCGTAGGTGTTGAAGTGTTATCAGTAGGGTTCGCCATTTGGGTGTTAGCTGATTTGTGTCTCAGTGGTCAACAACTGGTCAACACGACGCAGTGGCACACCCTCGAACGACAACCAGTTACCTGGTGTGCCGAATTGGTTGAGGCCCTTCTCTACGCTCAATGCATAGTTGGATTTGTTCAAGGCTTGGATGCGCAAGAACGAATACACAGTGCGGTTCATGTAGAACGCTGCGCGACCAGCTGCCAAGTTAGGGATGCGGTCCAAAGCGCGGGACATCAAAGCGATCAAGTCGGCGGGCGAAGAGTTCGCTACCAAGTTGGTCACGCTGATGTTCGCAATGCGAACCACATAACGCCAATCCTTGACCACGAGGCCGTTCTTCCACTGGTAGTGGGTTTGGAACGCTTGGTAAGGGTTGCCGTTGCCGTCGTACACGGTCAACTGGCCACTATCTTCGTGACTCAGACCAGCCTTAGAACCTTTAGGGAACGGGCAGAACACGGTGTTGTCACCCCAAACCACCAACCAAATGGAGGTATTCGTAGCGCCAGCGGTACCGATAGCGTTGAGAATGTTTTGCGAGTTGCTGGCGCCGGAGATAGCACCGTAGCGTGTAGCCAAACCGAGATATTGGCGGGCGTCCGTGGCAGGGTTGCCATAGAACAATGTTTGCGCTTGTGCCTGGTTCATCGCTTCCAAGAAGGCGCTGTCTTCGGACAATCGGAACTGGCTGGTGTTGCCGTTCAAATCGGCCAAGTCTTTATCGACTCGGCTGTACGCTTCCAACATACCGCACGCTTCATCGACTTGCGCCGTGGTGGATTTGCTAGAAGGCACACCTTGGTTCAACGAACGCCAGTACACAGCGGGCAAGCCGGTGCGAATCGTGACGCGGTGGCCGGTGGCTAAGTTGCCTTCGGCGAAGACTGCGTCTTCCAAAACTTCGTTTGACTGAGAAAGCAACTCAGCGACAACGGGCACTTTGCCATCGGGATCGAGTCGTTTAGCCCAATCGGCCAGGGTTAAAGCTCCAGTGGAGAGAACTGCCATTTGATACCTTTCAGCGCATCACTGCGTTAGAACGTTGTGGGTGCCCGACGCCTCGCGGCGGTGAGGCGAAAAAATCAACTCTTCATTGATGGATACAACTTCGAGCCTGCGCTCGCAGTTGGTGACGCGCCTTGACCCGAAGAGACAAAGTTGCCAGGAGTAATCTGCTTACCTGCGCGAACGAAGGCGCGGATGATTTCGGGGTGGTTGCCCAAGCCGGAGTCATTGAGTAACTTGGACAACGCGGGCGTGCCAAATTTCTCAAGTGCCGTCTTTGCGATCGCGAGGTTTTCGTTCAGCTTGTCGCCGCCGAATTCCTTGTCCGTTTTCGCGGCATCCACCCACTTGCCCACTGCGGTGTCCATGCTGGCCTTTTGAGCAGCGGCAACCTCGGGGGCGAGTTGACTCATCATCTTTGTGGCTTGGTCTTGCGTCATCCCCATTTCACGGGCTAGGCCCTCGAACTTGGTGAGTACCGCTTGATCGACCTGGCCTTCGAGCGTTTTGAAGTCGTATTTCTCCGGTGCCTTTGGGGCTTCGGGTTTAGGTGCTTCGGTTGTTGGTGGCGCCTCTGCGGGCACAACGGCGGCGGGAGCCACTGGTGTATCTGCGGCGGGCGCGGGTGTCGTTGCTACAGGTGTAGGTGAAGCGATGGACGTGTCGGTACTTGGTGTGTTCGCGACAGGTGCGCTAGTTTCAGTGGTCACTGTGTTGCCTCTTCAATCATTTCTGCATAACGATCGGGGCAGTTTTCGGTTATGTCCGCAAGCAGCATTAAGCCTATATTGCGGTTGCCTTCGTTAAAGGACATTTGCAGGGCGTTGGTGTGAAACGATGAACGAAAGACACCCGCTTGCTGCAAAAGGCGATTGACGACGCGCCGACCCCGTTTTGAACTCATGAGCCACTTGGTATCTTCAACGTCTTTGAGCTTCGCGTGGTGGGCAATCTCTGCCCGCGCTTTGCGTTGCTGGTCATTCGTTTCGGTATCAAGCGGATCACTCATGGGGCCAATGTATGCGTGGGGCCTCGCGTCTTGTACACCCCTATCAATCGGGGTAGAGAAGCGTCGCAGCGTCGTCGCTTGATTTACCTGCGGAGGTCACTTCCATGCCGGTGATTTGCAACGAGATAGAAGTCTCTGCTTCGCCTCCGTTGTCCTGGTAAGCGGAGGTGCTACACACCTCTGCCACGGCGCTGAAATTCAACTTACTGCCCACGGCTGGCAGCGTCGTGATCCCTAGCTTCTTGAGGGCGTCATCGTCCAGGTTGATGCGTAATCCGTATGGGTACGGGTTGCGCTCTACATCGCAGCTGGTGCTCTGCTCTTTCGCTTCTTCGGCGGTCATCTTCATGTCGATCATGTCAATACCCCACGAAGATATTGCCAGCGGAGATCGTGGTGCCGGTTGCCCAAATCCGTGCGATACGCAGGTACGTCACGCCGAACCAGTTTGCGGAAATCGGCAGCGTCAACGTGGTGCCCAACGAAGTCGTGATCTTGATGTTGCCGGTACCGGTAAAGATAACTGCGCGGCTGATCCCGTTTGGCAAATCTGCGGAGTCGTTAGGCACCACGACTCGCAAGTCGTTGATCGGCGTGAAGTCGTTGGTGGTGTCGAGAAACGGATATTTAGGGTTGAAAACCATGGGTGTGTCCTTTGATTGGCATGTCTGGCCAGTGGTGGTTGCCTTTTACGGCGTTGTCATGAGGGGTCAAGAGTTGGAGGTTCGCAGGTGTATGTAAACCACACACCCACTTAGACCTCAAAGGCACGACGTGATCGACTTGCATCCCCGTCCTTTGCGCTTCGGCATACATCGCCGATATCGCGGCTTTGTCAGCCCACTTCGGCGTTGCCTTTATCTTTGCAGCTTCGCGTGCGTTTTGCATAGCAACGCCGTAGGCTTTATTAGCTTTGCGCCAAACTGATACCGCAGCGCGGGCCGCGTCTGTGTTCGCCGCCCGCCACTTCGCAACATGTGCACGTGATTTTTCGGGGTTCGCTTTGCGCGATGTCTTTTGACGACGGGTAACGTGATCCTGATTTGCTACTCGCCAAGTGTTTTGTTGCGCCCTCACTCTCTCGGGGTTGTTCAACGTCCAAGCACTACGCCTTGCGATATCACACTTCTTGCACGAGGAATACAACCCTCCTGCTTTACGGCGGTAAAACGCGTCATCCTCTTTTAATTGTTTGCATACAGTGCAATGTTTCATTGCCCGCCCCCTGCGGCGCCAAAGCCCTGCGAGAACATATCCATGATTGAACTGGCCGCGTTACCGCCATCGGTGGGCGTAGCGCCCAGGTTCTTGGCAGTCTGCGAAGCGACGTTCATTTGTTGCGCTTTCGCGGCTTGTGCTTGCGCTTGCGCACGTTGAGCACGCAGCTGTTGCACCTGGTCTTCGGGCAACACTAAATCGGGGTTAATGCCCAACGCGTCCCCGTACTCTTCAGCCCATCGGTCCGCGTCGAACTTGTCCAGCACTTCCGGCTTGATCTGCGCCATGGCCGTCAAGCCGTTGGTGAAGCGATCAATGCCGTTGGTGGCCACCGCGCGCTGCGCTTGGGCCAGCATAGAAACCAGCTCCACGCTCAACTGCTGGCCTTGCAACTCGGGTGGTGGTGGCGGCAGGATGCCCGCCTTGTCCATCATGTGAAAGGTGACTTCGATCAGCGGGTCGAGTAGTTCGTCCTGCAAGCGCTCTAGCACTGGCCCCAGCATGAGCATCTTCTCTTCGTGGCGCTCTGCCACCTCGGTGGCCGTCATGCGTGTGGTGGCTGCGTTGTCTTGCGAGATCATCATGAACAAGTCCACAAAAAACGCGCTGTTGATGCGGCCCCTCACGTCTTGAATGTCCGTAAGTAGCTCTTGGAGATTCAGCTGCACATCGAACGCGGTTTGGATAGCCTTACCCGACGAAGCCGTGTCCACGAAAGTGACGCCGCCAGGTAAGCGCTCCACCTCGCGGTTCTTCATGCTCGTGGGCACTTGCAGTGGCGGGTTGACCTGGTAGTCAATCGCTTGTGACTTGCGCAGCTGTTCGTGTTGCAGCTGCTTGATATCGCCGAGTGCTTCTTGGCCTGGGCTGTTGCCGTAGATATCGCCGCCCTCCACGTCCCACCGTGGGCAGAGCGCGGGGAATTTCTCGAAGCCGCCTTCGCGCAAGAACTGTTCGCCGGTGGCGCCGATTTCCATGTAGGTGTCGGACCAGGGCATGTTGAGCGTGTCCGCTTTGCCTACGTCGCGGTCTAGTCGCGGCTCGATCGCATGGATCACAGTGACCCACGCGTCCAAGGTGCCGCGCTCGTACATGCTTTTGGTGCTCGTCGAACAATTCTCAATGCCGAACTCGCGCACCAGCTGGCCAACGGTCAACTCAAACTCGCGATAGATCGTGTCCACTCGCCCCTTGAAGTTAGTGGCCACGGCGTACTCGCCGATCGTGATCGGATGGATATGGATGACGTTCTCGAAGTCCGCAGAGATAACCGCAGCGCCGGTGCCAAACGCACCAAGCTCTTTGTAGATACTGTGCAGCGCGCGGTAGGTGTTCGACTTCTGAAAGATCGTGAGCATGAGCTCGGTGCAGTCATTGAGCCACTGCTTGACGGCGGGCTGTTTGTTCAACGACGCGTCAGCCGTAGCCAACCGAAACCAAGGACGCGCGGGGCTCGTCAGTCCACCCATGAGGCCAGCGGCCAGGGTGTTGAGCGCACGCGATCCGGTGCTGTCGTAAATGTTGTTGTGGCGTCGTGCGCCCTTGTTGCGGTCTTGCACGAAGTACCGGCCCTGGCGTGGAGTGATGAACTGCGTAATCTCCGACCAGTGCTTCCACCAGCTTGCCCGCTCCGTCTTGAGTTGGCCCCAACGGATAAGGATGTGTTGCCGCTTGGTGATTTCAGCCATTAAGAACCTAGCAGAGTGCGCTTATCAAGCGATAAAGATTTGGTGTCCACGCCATTCGCACCGGTGAGCAGCGTTTGCGCTACCCCTGCGGAGCCGCCAGCTTGGCCAGCGCCGACCATGAGGTCCTGCATCGCGTTACCGCTTGACTGCGCCACCTGGGTGCGAACCGGCTCGGGCGCAGACGTGGGTGTGGCCGTTTGGTTGATCGGTGCTTGCGGGGTGAGTAACGATCCGGCCAGCTTCACGGCGCCCAATACGTTGGCAGCGGATAGCAGAGACTTACCCATGTCGGCGATGGAGCTGCCGGTCAGAAGGGAATTGCCCGCCGTGGCTGCTGCTGTCGAGGCTTCCACCGGCGCGACGGTGCTTTCGGCGGCTGTGCCCGCTGCCGCAGTTCCCCCGTCGACCACATGCGACAACTCTGCCGCCCCTGCTTCCGTTGCACCCGCCTCGCCAGCCCCCGCGGCAGATGCTTCGGCGGCAGTCATGCCCTCCGTAGTTGCCCCCGCAGTGGTAGCACTACCGGCTTCGGCCGCTGCTGCTGCCTCTTCGGCAGTCATCGCGGTTCCATCCGCTGCAAGAGACGTGCCCCCCGTCGCGTAGGCTGCCGCGGCGATGATCGCCGCTTTACCTAATGGCGTACTCGCAAAATCGCCAACGGCATCGCCCGCGCTTTTGACAGCATCACCCACGCCCTGCACTGCGCCCCCGAGTGCGTCGCCAATGCTGCCCAGAGTGTCACCAATAAATCCACCACCGCAACCCATATTAAATTCCTTTACGAGTGGAGTAGCCGGTGGTGATATACCCCAGCCTCTCAAATAACTTACGCGTGCGGTCCATCGCCACGCCGGTGCTCTGCCCCAATGTGCAAACGCGTGCGCCTCGCAGCTTTGCCCAACGCTCGAAGGCTCGAACGAGTCGCACGAAGTGCATACCTCCGCGGTGCTCAGGTTTGACATACATAGCCAAATCTTTGGCTCCTAGGCCATCACCAAAAAACTGAGGAGCAACAAAGCCCAAGAAGATCGCCACCAGCTCACCGTCGGAAGACAACACCCCCATGGCAAACGCTTGGGGGTGCTCGAACAGCTTGCGTACCTTGTCGTCACTCCACGGGTCGTCACGAAAAATGCTTTCCTTGTGCATGGCTCTGCCCAATGTGAGGAACTGATCGGATAACTCTGCGGTGTAGCTAACGAGTTGCAAGTGGCGCCCTTTAAAGATTCGCCAGGGGATCGTAGGAGTGCGGGGTGCGGCCTTGTACACCCGCGAACGGGTTGTGCGATCCGCTGCGCTGCATCCGTCGCACCAGGTCCAGCGGCGGGGTGTCGATCAACGCAAGGATGTACGCCGAAGCCCAATCCGGTGATCGCCCTATGCGCTTGTAAATCGCCTCGCGGCTTTCCACCTCCACCCGACTGGCCGTCACGGACCACGTCGGTGCGCACAAGTCCGCAAGAAGTCGCGGGTCCGGCGGCAGCATGATCCCCTCGTTGTTGGACGGATCAAGCGCTTCGCGCATTTGCCACCAATACTGCGATCGCTGGTTGAGAAACCGAAGGCGCCCGCTGCGGTCCGTGGCCGTGGCCTTCTCGCTGACGTTCACGCCAATGACATGCTGGCCGTTGGTGTTGAGGTAGTCGTAGGGGCTGGCACCTACACCAATCACGTCGATGTGGATAGGCGCCCCATCACGCAAGGCGCCCACCACCAAACCGGCAACGCTTGGGCCGTCCGGCGTCTGCGCACCTGGGTACACGAGAGCCTTGTCGAACCACATGCCGTGACGCCTTGCGATGATCGTGTTGTCACGGCCACCACGCGCAACGTCCACGCCCATCGAGTTCATCGAGGGCTTGGGGTAGTAATCCACCCAACGCGCTTGTGCAGCCTCCACCCAAGCCGTCGGAATGAGTTGCCAAGGGTCATCCTCCACACCGGCCATAAAGTCGCCTTTAAGCATCTGTGAACGAAGCGGCTCGGGCAAACCTTGCAGCACCGAAACGTAGTTGGTGCCCATGAGGTACGGGTTATCCGATACGCGTGACGGGATGAAGGTGCGCGACATCGGCTTGATGATCTCGGTAGGCTCATAGAGCAACGGATCGAAGTCGTAGCAGCGCTCGACACCGTCCAGCACGAACACGCGGCCATCGGGCACCTCGATGTCCTTTTCGCTGATCGTCGCGAAGTAGCGCAACTCGCCAGGCTTCGCGGGGTTCGGGTGCTTGCGGTCTAGCCAGGGTGCAAAGAACTGGATGATCCACCGGCCCTCTGCGGTTGTGGGCGGGTTGAACGTGAGCAACGCACGGCATCGTGACTGTGCGGGGTCAGTTGATCGCAACCAGCCCATGAGAAAGCGGACCGCACTCTCACGCATGTTGGCCGCCTCGTCGAACACAAGCAAATCGTGGTCACGCCCTTGGTACTTGGTTTCGTCGCCTGGGTTCGGAAAGCTACCGAATTCGATTTGCACGGGTACACCGTCGCCGCGCTTAGTTCGCCATATCTTGTCCTGGCCGTTATACCCATCACGCGTCCGAACGAGTTGCGTGAATCGGTCAATCACACCGGTTAGCTCGGTACCGTTCTCGCGAAAGATAGCCACCTTGCGGTGCTCTGTCAGCGATAAGCCACACGCTAGATCGGTCTTGCCCCCACCAGCGGCGCCACCGAAGCCGGTGATGTCTGCGAGGCTTTCAGCTGCAAGTGACTGCGGACCAGGTAGAGGGCGCCATATCGTTGTGTCGCTGGCCACCAGAGCGTCAAGCTCCGCACGTTCGTCGATCGTCAGGTGATGCAGCGCGCTCTTAACGTCTGCGATTTGCATCACACCAAATCGGAGTTGTCATCCGGCACGGGTGCCTCGGCTGCGGCGTTGGCACGGCGCTGTGCGATGGCCATGATCGCAGCAATGCGGGCGGCTTTGTCGGTGTCGTTGAATTGCACCGCGCCGCCGTCTTTGCCGGTGAGCTCGATGCTTTGGTTGTCTCGATATTTCGCTGGCGCGTGGGCCTTGAGGGTGAAGATCAACAGCGTGTCGCTGTACTTCTTGACCGTGGCCATCTTCGGAGTGCCATCGGGGTTTCGTTGCACCGGCGCCAGTTGCGGGATGTACTTCTCGCCGGTCAATTCGTCGATCGCGTCGTAGTCAACGAGTGGCGTGAACTGCCCTTGGTGGATCACCGGATCGTCAACGCCGTCGCGCGCTCTGCGGATCGCTTCGTCTTCCAATCCACTGACTGCGATTTGCATCGCTTCATCCCAGGCCAGCGCAAAGTCGAGGTTTTCCTTGCGCCACTTGTACGCGCATTGTCGAGATATGCCAATCGCAGCGCACGACTTCGAGACTTGTGCAGTCTCCGCAAGTGCAGCGCAAAACGCGGTCAGCTTTTCAGGTGTCAATTTCATACAAGCACGATATGCGCCGCGCTTTTCGCCTTGTACACCCCTCAACGACACCGGTATTTGCACAACCTCACGACGTAGGCTTTGGACTCTTCAAACTTCTCGGCCAGCTGCCCATACGTCCAGCCCTCGGCCTCACGCAAGTGCCGCAGCAATTCCACCTCGCGGTCCGACAACTTCGCCTTCGGATGACGCTGGCCTACGTTGCCCCTTAGCTTTATCGAACGCGCAGAATTTCGCATTTTTATTTATCTTCCAGGGTAACGCGCAAGATTTGCACATCCGTAAAAATCAACGTGTTCGGATAATCTAAATCTCTTGCTACGCTGCTACAGCTACACACCCCTACGGGGTGTTGTGTAGCCGTGTAGCAGCATTTCAGTATTGCTATGCGGCTACGTAACGCTACGTTTAGCGTCGTGTAGCGTCGTGTAGCAGTTAAACGCGCAAGCATTACGCACTCGCTTCGCGCAGGATTTGCACAAAGCTGCCATTTTCAGATTCGCCCACCGCGATCAGTCCCTTACTTTGGAGACTTTGAATCGCTTTTAGCGCTCTTCCACTCCGCTGATCGCGCTTTTCAGGGTCATAAGGCATCTGCGATTTCACCGCCGTGAGCAGGTCCTCGTACTGCACTTGGCCCGCTGCATCCAGCCCAACTAAGTCATGCAATACGCCAAGCACCGTGTGCTCGTTGTCCCCCAATTTGACGTTGGCACGTCGCGGTTTGCGGTCCGAAGTCTGCCCATATTCAACGATGCAACTGGTGATATCGTCGCCGTCTTCATCTCGGCCAAGCACCACATCGTGTAACTTAAAGCCGAAAGATTTACCCTCGCCCTGGCCGTCTTTCATCTTCTCCACGGTGACGCAACGCTCATTTTCAAAGCGTGAAACCTCAAGCATCACATCCGACGCGCCCTTGGTACCGGACCAGCCCCGTGCGCCCTTGCTGGCATCTTTGCCGGTGTGGTGGACTAGGAGCACCATCGCCCCGCTTGATTGATTGATCTTGCGGCAGTAGGCCAAGGCTTTGCCCATGTCCTCGCCACTGTTCTCGTTCGCGCCAGGTGTGACTTGTGCAAAGGTGTCCATCACGATCAAGTCATAGGGGCCGGCGGCCTTGATGTCGGCGATTAAGCGGGTGACGCTGCCACTGTCTAAGAGGTTCGGCGTTACGTCGCTGATGATGTCAATGCCAATAGCCGACGCAGGTATTCCCGCCTGATGACAGTACGCTCGGACGCGGTTATTAAAACCTCCAACCCCCTCGGCGACGACGTAGAGCACTCGGGCCTGGTGGCCACGAAGGCCATTCCAATCTTGCCCACGCCCAAGTGCCGCGCAGAAATCAAAAGCAAGGAACGATTTACCTGAGCCTGATTCACCATAAAGAACTCCGAGTGTGGCTTTGGGTAAAAAGCCTTTGATTAACCAAGTGATCGGCTGCACAGACTGAACGAAGTCGCCAGCGGATCGAATATTGAAATAGCCACCAGGTGGCGCGGGTTGCTCAGGAATAACGTGGAACTCCGAAGCCGCAGCGGTGTCGATTGAGATAGGAGCGCCAGCCGCTTCGGCTTTGCGCACCAAGCTGCGAGCAGTCACCGGCCGCACATCGGATTGACCAAACGAAAGCCACCGGTGTTCGAGTGCTTCGCGACCTGGGTAGCCAGTGCCTTGACTCGACCAGGTGTCCCACAACTCGAAGCCATCGCCACAGGTTTCGTGATGCAAGCCCATGCCAACATGCAGCCACTCGTCGTGCGGCATGTCGGGACTGAGTGCTGCGAGACACGTGGCCAGCTGGTCCTCCGTCAAGCCAATGATCGGCTCGGCCTCCGCGCTGTACTCAGTGTTGCTGGCGCTGAAACGCGCAGCGTGCAAGGCTTTGACGGCCGCGCTAGGTTGCGCGATCACGTTCTCGCTGCCCGTCATTTCGGTAATTTCGAGAGGGATGCCGGTGAAGGTGACGAAGCCCTTAGAGTGGAATGTCTCAAAGCCGAACTGCGTCGCGTTGGCGAACGACTTGCGGTTGCCTAAATCACCAGCCACGAAGGCGCGCACGCCCTTACCGCTTGGTGAAAACTCTGCGTAGGTACCGGCCAGCATGGCTTCCACCTGGGAGTTAAGCCCCTCGGCGCCCACACAGTCATCGAAGTCCAACGCCGTGATGCCGAAGTCGTCAAGCAGCGCCAACCCCACACCATCAAAACCACGCATCGCCGCCGTGCGCTTGGCCACGTCGAAGGACACCAGCGCAGCTCGGTCCTTGGGGGAACCTTGAACACCGAAGCGACGGGCGCCGGTTGAGTAGTATGGAATTTTGCGGGGCTTCGCTTCGCCCGCCGTGTGCTCATAGCGCCATATCAACCAGCCAGGCAAAGAGCGCAGCGGCGCGGGCGCGGTGATCGTTTGTAGGTGTGCTGCCATCGGTTGTACTTTGGCCATCTCACACCGCAGCCTTGAACCGCTCGGGGTACAGGATTTGTATCTCAGTGACTGCGTACCCGAAGTACTTGGCCAAACGCTCGGCCAGCTCAGGTGAAGCTTTTTGCTTGCCGTTTTCAATGCGTGACAAGTTGCCAGCGGTGGTGCTCACTGCCGCCGCAACTAGATGGATGGAGAGCGAGCGGGTGTTACGAATGGTTTTTAGTGGGGTCATATCACTCAACAGAAATTTAATCTCAAGATTATTGCTTAAAACAGAATATTTTACAAGCAAACGTCGTACAAACCAAATTGCGTCCCACGCAACAACCCCATAGCATTGGAAATATATGAAAAAAGAACTCGGACAGGCAATCAAAAATTTACGTATAGCTAAGGGGCTAACGCAACAACAAGTCGCAGATGCCATAGGGGTTAGAACACCTAACGTATCGCGCTATGAAGCCGGAGCCCACGCCCCTGAAATGGAGAGACTGGTAGTGCTTGCGAAGGTCTTGGGCGTCAGCGCTTCGGAGTTGCTGCGCACAGCAGAGCAAGGAGACTCGGAACATACGGCCGCCCCAAAGAAGACCCCAAACACAAGCGAAGACCTTGATTCTTTACTGGCGGCCAGTGCCAAGCTTGATGAACTCCAACTTAGGGATTTGTCAGCACTCCTAGGCATGTTGGTAGTCAGTCGCCGATCTACTACCAAACAAGATATTTTGGAATTGCTAGGGCACAGAGAGAAAGAGGGAGAGACTTCCCATATATATAAAAATGAACGCAAGAAGCTGGTTCAAAACGGCTAATGTATGGAAACGTCTACGCTTTTAAAAGGCTTGGGGATTGAATATGGCTGCCAGCAAACTCTACACAAATTATAAAACGCACTGCGCCAAGGCGTTACCCCCTATGAATTTTTACAGCGTGACTAAATGCGTGGGGGAATGAGGCTACGACCGGCCTTGATCTGCGTACTTTGCTTGTGCACTTCGTTTGGGACCTCCGCGCAACAAAACTTCTCCTGCGGCGGGGCGACTACACCAGCTTGCCTCAGTGTAGGTGACAAAGTAGTCGATCACTACACTTCATGTTTTAACCAATCTGCTTGCGACTACCGCGGCTTCACCTGCAAGAGTAAAGCGGATGATGCAACCGCCGCACACGACGCCTTAGTAGATAAATACAACGACCTTTTAAGAAGGAATGAGCAGCTTATCGCAGATTACAAAAGGCTCCTAAACGGCAACAAGAGGTAACGACTAATATGAAGATAAAGCACTCTTTTTTAGTCATAGCGTTCTCCGCCCTCGTGATGCACACCTGCGCATCGGCAAGTTCAGATACCCCAACCGCAGGCGATGTTTATTTTGACTGTCTACTTGCACAAGCTGGCGCCAAAGGGCCCCGAGGAGGCATGTGTTCGTTCGCGATTTGGGGTTTTACGGAAGGATACACAGCTGGTGTGGCGCAAGGAGCGTCAACCGCCATGATCTACGACGAAAAAGCCAGTAACACTGTCGGGGGCCTTAAAGACCTGCAAGAAAGACTTGCCAGAATAAGAAAACAAGCCCTGTGCCTGCCGGAAGGCGCGATATTGATAGTGAACTTCATGCAGTACATGGAAGGGCACCCTGAGAAAAACAACCGGGCATTTAGAGAAGCCATGCGCGACATGCTCAAGGACACCTTCAGCTGCAGCTAAACAGCCTCTACACCTTCCCAAGCCCGCTTCGTGCGGGCATTTTTACGCCTGATAAATAGCTTTTAGCTATTAAAAAATACTTTTAATAAATAAATACAACTAATTACGTTTAAAGCAAATTTGTATTTCTGTTGTAAATTACTTTAACTAACTTTAAACGAAACAACAGAGAGCCCAAATGCAAAACACAAAACGCCTAATCGAACTGCTGCGCGAGGTACTGGTTGTCGCGCAAGCGCTCACCACTCCCCCTAAGCAAACAGCGAAACCCATATCGCGCACACGGGGTCGCAGCAACGCCACCGATTTCGGCACCGGTATCTATTTCAACCAGTCCCGCTACAACCCCTTCCGCGTTTACGCCCACGATCCGAAAACTCTTGGCCAGTCACCCGTCTACCTCGGGGCCTTCCCTTCGCTCAATCAAGCCAAAGCCGCACGTCGCGACTTTCTCGCAGGACGCCCTGTCAACGGAGGCACAAAGGCGCGCAAAGTCGTCGCCCCCCGAATGTTTTTAGTCGCCTAAAGGAGTAAGCACCATGAGCGCAAAACCAATCACCGCTGGCCACTTGTACCTAGTCCGTGGCCGTGGCTTCAAGGCCCACATCGAAGCCACCGACAGCTGCCACGCAATTATCCAGGTGTTGGCCGCATTGGGGAGCGCAACATGCTAACCCCTCACCTCATGGCCAGCATGGACACCGACCACCTGCTGAACGCTATCAGCATCGAGGGCGTCACTGACCCGATCGCCATCGAATTGCTTAAACGCTTCGAGGAACTTCGCGCAGGTGACGGCGAGGACATTCTTGGCCAAGTCGCCGATATGGGCATCACAGTTACAGAACTCAGCGACTTGGGCGAGGCACTCACAAACAACAGTGTCGCAACCACGATCACCGCCCTCGGCTTACTTGACCGATTCAATCTCACCGACGTGCACGAGCTTGAATCAGCCCTTGACCTTTGCAAGTTACTCGTAGACGGCGGCATCGAAGCCCCCGCTTACCTAACTCGCCTTCTCAAGTTCGACGCGGTTCTCTCAGAGTACCCCGAGGTGGACACCCCCGAAGACTTAGAGCTCCGCATTGAGTTGGCCAACGAAGTCATGGAGTTGGTATGAGTACCACCTCAAACATAGATCAAGCGTGCGCCCTGCACGTCACAACCACCAAGCGCAAACACGTGCGCTGGCTTATCACCCTGGCCGTTCTCGTTGCGGCCGCCTCTTCCCTTTTCTGTCCCTACCTTTTTTAACTTGGAGAAAACCATGTCCCTAGAACTCGCACTGCAACAAAACACCGCAGCCCTCGAAGCCCTCACAGCCGCCTGGCTGAAACTCAACGCCCAAGCCGAGGCCATCGACAAGATGCCAGCAAGCACCAAGGTGGTAGCAGCCACCGCTACCGTCGCAGCCAAGACAGAGGCCGCAGCAAAAAAGACCAGTACGCAGCCTGGCAAAGACACCCAGGTGTCCCAAGCTGCACCGGAGGCTGCTACACAAAAGGCCCCTGCCCCTGCGGAAGGCGTGACCTATGCCGCAGCGCGTGAGCTGGTGTTGAAGTTGGCCGCCACAAATCGCGAGTCGATCAAAGCGATCAACACAAAGCACGGCATCGCTAAGTTGTCCGCACTGCTAGCCGACGAAAACGACTTCGACAGCGTGACCGACCAGGCCAAGCTCGACGCCGTGTATGCGGACTTGCAAGCGATCGAGGCGGTGTAATCATGTCCGAAACCTCAATTACCCGAAGCTTCAAGGGTTTCGACAAAGACCTCAAATGCCGAGATTTTCAGTACGCCATCGGCCAAACTTACGAGCACGAGGGCGAAGTACAGGCTTGCGAATCAGGCTTTCATGCTTGCGAATATCCACTTGATGTATTCAGTTACTACCCTCCGGCGAGTAGCCGATTTGCAAAAGTTGAACAGTCAGGCCAAGTGAGTAAAAAGGGCGAAGATTCAAAAATCGCCAGTAAATCCATCACGATAAAAGCTGAGATAAATTTCGCCGACATGGTGAAGGCGGCAATCGAGTACACAACCACACGGTGCGCTCCCATTGATCCGACTTCCCCCGCTTCTGCCACTGGCTACCAAGGTGCAGCTTCTGCCACTGGCTACCAAGGTGCAGCTTCTGCCACTGGCTACCAAGGTGCAGCTTCTGCCACTGGCGACCAAGGTGCAGCTTCTGCCACTGGCACCCGAGGTGCAGCTTC